TAAGTTTGTCTTCTTCAGGAACAGAATAGTATCTGACTCCATCAATCGTTGCTCTCTCAAGTTGAGGGAGTTCATTATCTACATGTTTAAACATTAAAACCTCAATCTTTACTTATTATAACACATTATTAAATATTTAATGCCGTAATCTTCCTTTATTATATCCAATAGGAATACTTTCGTCAATATTTATAAGATTTTCTTTAATTCCATCATTAACCCAAAATCTTTTAGTGCGATTTTTTGCCTTTTCTTTTAATTTTTCAATAGTTTCTGGTGAATGTTTTTTTCCATACATAGGATTATTTTCTCCATTCACATCGTGGTGATTTTCACTTATTTTTTTTCTAGTTTCTTCACTAACAATTTTACCAAGACTTAATTGACGTAATTTTTCAATAGTTTCTGGACTGAATTTCCTACCAATTAACCAAGGTTTAGATTTCCCTTTAGATGCCTCACTCATCTTTTTTTTAGTTTCATCACTATGCATTTTACCATACATACCAACTTTTTTCTCTTTATGAAGTTGTTTAACTCTTTCAGAGCATTCTTGTCGGTATTCTTCAGTTGCTTCCCAACCAAAAATTCCATCACCACCATCAGTTATATTATAACCATAAGGAACTTTACTATTATACTCCTTAATATAAGACTGTTCCAATTCATATGCTTTTCCAGAGGTATCAACTTCTTCAATCAATTCAATAGAAAACTTATCTTCACCATATTTTTTGATTGCTTTAGTTAAAATAAATCCCCTTTTGGTATGTTGGTAAAATCTTTCAGTAATGGAAAATTTGGTTATTCCAACATACTGTTTTTTATTTTCAATATTAGTAATTAAGTAAATATTATACATTATCTAACTCATAGAAAGTTATAATTATTTATATAAATATAAACTTTCACGAGTTAGACACATAATTCAAAGATTTAATGTTTCTTTAGCAATTAGAAATTCCTTGACTAACCCTGAGCGAACAATATCATCTACACCAAACTCAATTATATCAAAAGAAGGCATCGTTCTCAAAATTTTCATAAAGTCAATTACACCATTCTTTTCGTTTGTTTTAATCAAATCGGATTGAGTAGCATCACCACAGAAAAGGATTTTAGTATTTTCACCGGCACGAGTAATAATAGAACATAATTCGTGGAAATTTGCGTTTTGGAATTCATCAACAATAATAATACAATTATCAAGTGTTGTACCACGAATAAAAGAAGTACTCCAAAAACTAATAGTTTCTTGTGCCTTGAGATTTCCGTAGAGCATCTCAAAGTCAGCATCACTCGGCATCTGGAACATATACTTTACCATATTCTTATAAGGAATTTGATAAAGAGATGCCTTATCATCGTGACTTCCTGGAAGGAAACCAATCTCACGAGTGGGTACAAGCGATCTCACGATGTAAATCTTTTCGTATGGTGTGCATTCACTCAAAACATCTTGGAGTGCCTTGAAGAGGCACAGAAAGGTCTTTCCAGAACCAGCAACACCGTGAGCAATTAGATGCTTACCGGCATTATAAGACTCAAATAATTTTCTTTGATTGTCAGTAAGTGGTTCAATATCTAAAAGTAATTCCTGACTAATTGGTTTTTTTCTTTTTGTCTGCTTTAAGGATAAAGCACTCCCAATCGAATGATTGTCGTTACTCCTTCTTTTTCTTGTCATTTATGTTTTTAGAGTTTTTTTACTGTGGATCCTGGCATCTTTTGGGCTCTACCTAAAACTTCATTCCAAGATGGATGTTTGGATGTGAGTTTATTTCTCCAATCCCCAACCTCGCCGACACCGGCACAACCTTGACTCCAATCTTTATCCCATTCAGGATTTTCTTCTTTCCACTGACCATACTCAAGCATAGTCATAGAAAGTTCTTTTTTCTCACCAGTTTTTTGATTCACTAACGGATATGTGGGCATTTTATAAAATAATATACGAAGGTATTTAGAATAAACTTGCAGAAGGCCAATCAAGTGCTGATGCAATAGTTGGAAATTCATCCACAAAAATACACTTACATTTCTCTGCGATTTCCTTGTGCTCTGACTGGGTTCCGTGAGCACTACGAAGGTCGATGTAATGTATCCAGGACCTCACACTCCCACTCATATAAAGGCGTGTCTGGGTTGCCTGTGGCAGCAAAAAACGGGCACTTTCTTTTGCGACACCATTATCCAACATATACTTATAGAGAGAAAGACCTTGTTCAAAATAAGTTTTAATTTTCTTTTGCATCAAATCAACAAACACAGGATCTAAATCATCAGTTGAGTTCTGACGATTTTTAGTATCCTGCTTTCGCAATTCTGGAATTGGAAGTTCTAATTGTAGTTCTGTGCTGTCGGCATATCTCTGCGAGAACTGCTGAAAGGTAAAACTACGATGACGAAGTACTTGAGTTGCAATTGCAAGTGAAGTATTGATTTCTATTGTTAGAAATGCGTGTTCAAAAATACTCCAGTGTTGATTTTTGATACAATACTTTAATAATCCTTCAAAACCCTGATTACTTTGATTTTTTGGATTACTTACACGAGCACAATAAGCAATATGTTGTTCTGCTTCTGGTGTGACTCTAATCAGTTTGACTGTCGGGGTTTTCATAATTACCAAATCCTTTTTTCTTTTTGTTATATTTTTTACGGGCAAGTAAAAGCACTGCATTATCAAGTGCTTTTTTCATATAGATAATTTCCTCTGCACTATAAAGACTTGGATTATCCAATGCTTTTTTTACCAGACGAATAGTTTCTTTATATCTCATTAGTCATCCTCAAATACTTCGTCATAATCGTCAACATCACCAATGCGTGATAAGGAATTGCTATAATCATAAGCTCCCGGATCAGAATACACTTCTGCTTTGAGTGTTTCTGTTAAAAGTTCAAGGTTTTTAATTATGAGTTTGAGTTTATCTCTATTCATAGGTTTTAGTTGTGTTCCTTTTAATTATAGCATAAAAAAAGAGGGGCATCAACCCCCCTCATCTTTTATTAAACTAAAATGTCTTTACATATTCGTTTACACGACTGCGTATCGTCATCACACTCAATTAAACAATTGAAATAATCATCTATCAAATCATTTTGCTCACTGGGTTCGGTTAAGTGTTTCCATCCATTTAACTGATTATAAGAAATTAGATTGTGCATAAAATCCTCCTAAAAAATCCATATCACATTTTTATTTATATGATTTGTTAGGATATCAACACAAAGTTTAATATTTGATAATTTCAAAGACACCATCTTTTTCTACAAGTGCAGAGCAAGTATCTGTCCAATCTCCGGCACACATATAAGTCGTTCCTTGATACTCACGAATATTTGCATGATGAATGTGTCCGACAATTACACCATCATATTCTCCAATTTTTCTTACGTGATGTATCAAATCCATTTCATACTTATCAATAAACTTTTTACCTCTTGGAATTGATTTGAGAAAATTAATCAAAGAAAAACCAAAAGTCTTGTTTAGAAAAATATTCAGAGGTGTAATTGTTTCATATCCCCAGTTCATAAAATATTGCTTCCAAGAACCAGATGAGAACTCAGAATAAACATCACCGTGAATACATAAAAACTTTCTATTTTTTGTACTGTGGTGAATATATGAATCACAGATGATAAGATTTTGATGTAGATAAGAAGAACTGGTATTTACATACTTTCTTGCAACTGCATCGTGATTACCAAGAATATAAACAACTTCTGTTCCTTTTCTGGATAAATCTATAATTTTTTCAACTGCCTTTGTATGTTGAGTTTTCCATAGAGTATTATGTTTTTCCATACAATATATGTCTATAATATCTCCAACCATTACAAGTTTTTTTGTATCAAGTTGATTTAGAAACTTGAGAAACTTATCAGTATTACATCGGTCGGTTCCGAGATGGACATCTGAGATGAAGACAGTATCGTACATTATCGTTTTTTCTTTTCTGGTTTGGTATATCCGTACATTTTGGAACTTATTTTTCCATCAGTCCAGTCAATTGAAATTACATTTTTATATAAATCATAATAATAATTAAATAATTCAATCTTCGAAGGAGACTGGACAATATCATATTTTAACAAATCTTCCGATCTATAAGTAATCAAATAGGAATCAATAGGAAGACTTTTATTTTGAGAAAGAGATTTTTCACAATCTTGATGAATAATTTTCACATTAACCTCGATAATTTTTTTAGCTACGTCCACCCCATAAAATTTCAGGATAGGCATTGGATACATTTTCTTTTGTAATTTTATATTTGGTTTGAAGTTTTTTATCTTTAGTAAGACAGAGAATCTCTGCTTCTAATGGATGAAGACCTTCCAAAATATTAATAAACATTGTTTCTCTACGCATAGAACTCAATTTATCATTTCCACCTTTTACAAAATTATAAAATCTAATATGCTCTTTACGTATTGTAGAAAATCCTTGATCCTGAGAACCAAGAGAGTTCGAACCAAGTTCACTCATTTTAAAAACAGCATCATCTATTTTTCCAGTCAACGTACCACTAAAAGAATTTTGCTGACCGACATTTGAATAGGGAACGATACCCTCAGGAAGATTGGATACGATGCTATCATCAAAATTCCAAATTAAAATTGATTTGAGAGATGCATCTTTATATTTTTGTAAAACTTCTACTTTTTTATCATCTGATGATAATTTAGAAATAAGATTTAGTACTTCAAATGCAAATGGATTTGCAGGAAGTTCAATTGATGCTTCTTTTGTTTTTGGTCTTGTAACTTTTTTTGTTACGGATGTAGTAGTCATTTTTTTTATAAATCCAGTAAATAATTTTATACTAACTATCTATCATCATCATCTTCTTCATCGTCATCTTCATCATTATCAAAATATCCCTCTTGAAATTTGACTGAAATTACTTCATCAGGAATTACATTTCCATCGGAATCAAAAAATTCAGGATGCAACCATCCACTATTTCTTGGTCCTACCTCATAAGAATGATTTTTTGCTAACCAACCGATAACTCCACCAACACATAAAAATAAAAAACTAACTAAACAAAATAAGGTGAGCTCTGGTGCGGTCATTTGCTTTCTCCGAAAAATTTACATTTTACTAATAATAGAAAGTTCAATGTTAAATTTTATTTCCCTTTG